GTATTGGGTGCTCCATTCACGAGGATTAAATGCTACATACTTGCCATTTAAACGCACTAATTTTTCTTTATCTTCGTATTTGCATAGGAGGGTAAGGATTCCTTTGAAAAGTGATTTAACACCTGTTTCTGCAAAGATACGAGCTATTAATTCGAGCTTTCCTGCACTTGCTTGTGACATTGCTGACACAGCAGCAGCTGTTACGTTTTGTAAGACATTAGGATCAATACCATTTTGTGAATCTGACACACCTGTTCGTCTAGCTTGTACGCCATCTAGGTATTCAAGCATTGGGAATGAGCCTTGTGTTGTAGAAGCTACAGTTAAAGGCACTAAAGCGTTAGGATTTTTCAATCTAACTACACCACCAGCTGTAGATGTCAATAAATCATCAAGATTTACCTGTCCTTCTACTGCACCAACACGATAATTGTTAGTTAAGTAGAGATTATCTAGCATTTGACGTAAAACAGTTGATTTAATAAGCTGTAAATCAAGTGCTCGGTCAGCTAAAGACTGTCCGTAGAATTTATGTGGGATTGGAATTGGGCAAAGTGAGTGGAATGGGATATAATCACACTCTTCATCTTCTAAAACTTCATTAGAAGCGTATACAACACGTCTTAATTCAGCAATACCGTCATCATTGTAATCAACTTTGATGTAACATTCGTAAACTTCTACCACTTCCATAGATTGATCTTGCGATCCCATAGAATTTGGTTGTTCACCACGAGAATAACGAGCAATTCTGTCAGGACTAAACTCTAAAGTATCACCAGACTCTAAAGAATCTACTAAATCTTTTTTGAATCCCATAGCAACTAACTCTGAACGAGTCATCATTCTACGATGTGCTACAAATGGTGAGTCTTGAATAGTTCTAGCACGTTTAGAAATAAGGAATTCTTCTGGTGGAACGTTTTCTACGACCACTTTTCCTTCTTTTTTAGTGCGTTTTACTTTAACTTTGTGTTCACGAGTAACATTTTGGAATACTTGACCTGTCATTGGGTCAGTAATCTCTTCTATTTCTTCTTCTGTTTCTTGTCCTACGACCTCTAGCTCGTCGTCTTGCATGAGCATCATAAGATCATCGTCAGATAGACCTTCGTATTTTTCTTTTGTAACGTCTACCTTTTCATCCCAGTATGCTTTTACAATACCAGTCTTTTGTAGGAGTGCGTCTTTAAACCAGTTATGTAGAATTAAGAAGCCATCGTTTTGTCTGTAGAATACCCAATTACAATACTCTGTTGCTTGTTGTGCAAAAGGTTCGTCACCATTGTTTGTAGGCTGAAACTCTACTACACCGTCTGTAGATGTAAATACACGAATAAGTTGTGGCAAAGCTCCGTCTACAACTTCTGCTACTTCACCAGTAACAATTTGTGATTTGCCTTCTACTTCGTTGCCATATGGTTCACGAAGATAGTATTCAAGTGCCTCTTGACGTTCTGCAACTGTGTCTGTTTCAACATAGCCTATAGAATCATCAATCTCAGACTCAATAATACTTTTTAATTTGTTAATATCCATTAAACTATCCATTTAGTATTTACGTTAATAGGTTTATTCCATTCTTCAGCTGGGCTATCATCTAGTCCTGTAGCAAGGTATCTAAATGCGTCAGCAGCGTGTGATGACCAATCATGTAATGGTCTATCATGGAACACAGCTCTTTTTTCATCATAGTGTCTACGATAGTTTCGTAGTGCATCTAGACCTTGTTTTGCTTTTGGGTCAAACCAACATCTAGGAATTATTCGTCTTACTGCTTGTATACCATCTGCCACATTAAGGCGAGGTGCAGTCAGAATATTAAGACCAGAATCTTCTAAGGTCTCCCTACGAGATTTGCCTGTACCTAATTCTCTTACTTCTACGTCATGCGGAAGTATGTGTGTAAAGTGTGCATAGTCATTGTCTTTAAGCCATGACACATAGTAATCTAATCCTTGACCATGATTTTCCATATAGTCAATCAGTCTTATTTCTTTGCCTGTAAGTTGGGCTACCCAGATAGCTGTAGAGTCAGACATGCCTAAGTCCCATGCTGTGTAACTACGACACAAGTCATCACGAGGTATTTCCGTCATGTGTGCTTTTTCTTCTATTTCATTTATAAGTTTAGAGTAATAAGATCCCTCTACAGGAGAGTTAAAGTTACACTCAAACTCTTGCATAAACTTATCTTCACCCATTTCAAGTCGGGCTGCTGTTAATTCTTGTTCGTTTAGTAGTTTAGTATCTGAAGATTTAAACTCTAATAATTTCCATCCTTGTCCTTCAGCGGCTCTATCTCGCAACCCTCTAAAGTGATTGTTGCCTTTGGGCGTACCCATAGCAACGCAGAAACCTAGTCGGTCTGTCAACGCAGGTCGGATGATGTCACTGAAGACAGATGGATTGATATTACCTACTTCGTCTATAACTGCACCATCGAGGTAAATACCACGAAGTGAGTCAGGGTTATCTGCACCGTAAAGTGAGATACGTCTACCCATAAAGTCTACACGAAGTTCGGCAATGTTTACTTTAGCACCTAGAGGTCTTGTATAGTTTACAAGATAGTCCCATGCAATACGTTTAGATTGATTATATGTAGGAGCTACATATGCGTATCTAGGTTCTTTTTTTGTGCAGGTGAGTGCACTATGTATAAGTTGGTTAATTGCTGATACAGTCTTACCCATACGTCTGTGTGCTACTACGACTACAAAACGATTGTCTTTGACTGCTTGGTGTATCAGTTTTTGGGGGACTCGTGGTCTATACCCAGTATCTAAAGTTTTTTGCGACTCCATATAGGGTCATCGCCTCCTAGTTGTTAAATTACCACTTTACTTTGTTAGCCCAATATGCGGCAGACATCTTACCTTTTGCAATGTTTTTAGCATGCCTAGCTTTAAAAGACTTGGCTCTTGCTGTATCTGTTTTGTCACCACTCACACCCTTCTGTCCAAAGCGTATAAGCTTTTCTTTGTCACCTTCTTTAGCTAATACTGCGTGTGACTTAGTAGGGTGGTTAGGTGTCTTCTTTGGCTTATTAACACCAGAGAATGTTTCTTTGCCCTTCTTAATCATTTCTTTTTAGGTTTAGCAACTACTTTTTTACCAGATTTTTTAGCGTATTCTTTAGCTTCTTTCTTACCTTTTTCATTGTAAGCAAATTTCATTTTTCCGACCATTGGCATGATTATTTCCTTTTCTTTGTTTTAGCTGCTTGTTTAAATTGTGCTGCTGTGGGAGCACCTTTACTTCCTACCTTACGCATCTTCTCGCCAGAACCTTCAGCAATACGTTTGCGTTTAGCATGGATGTTAGAATAAAGACCTTTCATTATCTGTAGCCTAAAGCTCTTAAAAGTGTGTTGATGTCCATAGGGGGCTGTGCATTACTTGCAGACATACCACCCACGTTAGCTGGGATGTTTTGCATGGTGTTGCCCATAGGGTTCATTTGTCTCATAGCGTTGACCATAGTATTGCCTTCATTTTGAGTCATTTGACCCATGCCATAAGCTTGAGCCATTTGTCTCATTCTTGACATCTCATCCATCTGTCTCTTCATTTGTTCAAACTTAAGTGCTGCCATTTCAGCTTCTGTAAGTTGACTAAGAGCTGGTGTCATTTGACCAATACCAGAAGTGGCTGGATATGTGTTTTGTTTTAATAAATCAGATAAGTTCATAATAATATCCTATAAAAAATTTGGGTACTGGCGTTTCAAAAAAAGGGGGTGGGGGGGTCTTGCTTAATCTATTCCTGTGACAATCTTAACTTCTACAGGTGTTCCATCTGGATTACCACTGATCTCATGTTGTGTAGATTCTTTCCACTTAGCACGAGACTTCAACCAGAAGATCATAGCTGTAGTGTTGCCTTCTTTAGCTTGCTTGAATAGTGTCTCTGCTACAGATGCGTTAGCTTCAATACGACCTTTGTCAAGCTCTTCTTTATAGTACTTGACAAGTGTATCGTGTGAGATGGATAGTACGGAGGCTATATCTTCGTGCCTAGTCCCTACTGTAGATAATGTATAAACCTTATTTCGGGTGTCCGCTGTTGGAAGGTGCGGGGGTCTCCCCTTTCCTGCCTTATCCTCTACCAATTCAACAGGCTTTGTCTCTGTAATGTTATCTGTTATGTCATTCATAATTAAGTATTCCTTGAATATGTATCTATTTTGGGTAAGGGGTAAGTATCAACCCTTGTTTAATAATGCGTTAGCGTGCGTTTATGTGCGTCTCAATATGGTTATATGATGTCTTTAAGTTATCTATACTATATAAATACCCTTAACTATCCTGTTACAATTTGTTACAATTTAATTATAAATAATACTTGACAAGATGTTTACTAGGTATATTATTACATTGTCAATCTTGACAAATAACTATAAGGACTCATACAAATGAATCTAATACTAAAATACGAAACTCAAGGCGGAGACAATGCCATAACAATAACTGAGAATGATGGACGTTATTCATATATAGGAAAATATGGTGCTGGCTCAGGTCATGACTTTAATCATATGAAATCAACCTTAGAGACTATTAAACAATCTCATAAGAGAATCAGACTTATAAGCGGTAATTCTAACTATTTTAATAACTAACTAACGGAGAACTATTATGAAAGTATCTAATATCGTAAACAATAGAGGCAACATTGTAGCTAACCAATTCATTATTCGTGATGACAAGGCAACCTTTTTCCAATCCTATAAATCTATTATAGTTAAGATAGAAGACGGGAAGACTATCCTTGACCCTGTTTATTGGAACTATTCAAGAACTACTTCTAAACATCGCTCTACATTCTTAAATGAATCTACTAAAGAGACAGAAAAGAAGATTAAAGAAGGCGTTTACATTCTAGCTAACTTAAACTAGTATACATATGTTATAGGGGGAATTTTAACTGATTCCCTTTTATAACTACGCTTTAATCAAACTTGACAATATAACAGGAGTATTTATCATGATTATATCAAAGAACTATAACGGCTCTATTACCATAACAGACATAATTGGTAATGAATACATTAAACAAACATATTACTTTTACACTATTAAAGAAGCTAAAAGAATGTTTAAAGAATACTTAACAACACTATAAGGAGATAACATCATGCTACTAAATAAAGCTATCATTAAACTAGATATACATAAGCAACCTTATACAAGGTTAGAACTTAAGAAAGCACAAGGGACAAAATATCTACTTGACAATGGATATATTCAATGTCCTAATAAGAGTTATTATAGAAAGGATAATGTTTACTTTTCTTATAATAGGTTTTTAAAATGCTTTATCTCTGATACTTACCATAAGGAAACTATATAACATGAATACAATAGAATCATTACACAAAGAGATTGACAACATAGAATATATGCTTACAATCTGTAATAGTTTAGCTTATAAAGACTATAAAGAACTATTAAACGATAAATACAACGAACTTTTAGAACTAACCCTTTTACAAGCTTTTAAATCTACTAATAAGGAGAAATTACATGCAAACAATTAAACAAGAAATCTATTACTACATAGACGAAGATACAGGAGAAAAGGTCTATGATACCGAACTTATGTTAGAAGAGTTTCAAGATAAATTAAAATTACTTACAGGAGATTAAACAATGAGAGACTTATTTAAAAACTTTTTTATCTTATTAATGGGGCTTATTACTTTTTATATGTTCTTATTATTAATCTTATCTTATTAGGAGGCTTGACAATGAATGAAATCACATTATTTAAAAAATTAGTAAGTGAAATAAGCATAAAACACTATAACCAAAAAGAATATGCTGACATAGTAGAGGCAATATATGTAAGTATATTTAAACTTAAGGAGAATAACCATGTTAGCTAATATCACTTTTAAAGCGTATGAATCTACCAAAAAAACTAAAGATTTTCTTTTAACAGAGTTTACTTTACAATTTGCTGATGTAGATAGCATAAATAAAATAACACAGGCTATAGAAGTAGCCTATGAATACACTATACTTTCATGGGCTATAACTATTGACCATGAATATATTTAGGGAAAATATTATGGACTATGTTGTAATTGATGAAAATACAGATGAAATAATTGCTAGTAATTTCGAGTGTAAAAATCATGCAGAACTATTTATAGAAGTCCATAAAAAAGACTATCCTAATGCTAGTCTTTATGTTGAATCACTTTAAGGAGACTTTACCATGCACCAAATTATACATAACAATTATCTTATAAATAACAGTTATAGCTTTACAGGGAGAACAGAATACTATCACGTTTGGAAACTAGACGAAAATGGAGACCCTTATGACGTTTGGGGAGATAATTTTCGGTCTATTAAACAAGCTAAAAACTTTATAAACATGGAGAACGCATCATGCAAATAGAACTAGATTATATTACAGAACAGCTACACGCTATTGACATCAATTTAGAAGATGTTAATAGAGGCATGACACCTAGCGGGTATCTTACTATAAATTCGTATTTAGATGACTTGCGTTATCAGTTATCTGAAATTACCAATGAAATCTATACAATGGAGATTAAATAATGAATACATGCGAAATTGCTACCAATCACGCAATAGACTTCTTTATATCTGATTTAGGAGATAACACTTATAATCAGTTTTATGATGCTTTATGTGACAATGTAATTCCCGATGATGTCTCTATATGGTCACCATTTGAAGATTGTGAAGCCGATGACTTACTAGGACATATTGAAAATTTAGCTTTGTCTTTTATTGCATTTCATAAGGAGGCTTCAAAATGAGCATAGAGACAAATAATCTAGACACATTTATTGAAAAATACGACAAAATTCTACCTAACGATTGGGATAGGTCAGATATTATTAACTGGTTAGTTTATAAAGTAGAGAGTCTTATAGATGTTAAAGAGTTTTTTGACCCTACCTTATATGGCATGATTGACTTTGACGAAAATGCCATTGGAGACAAGCCTTATGGTTTAGAGACTTATCTAGATATTGAAGCTAATGATTGTGTAGATTGTTATTGGTTCAATACCGAAAAAGAACGTCTTCAATTTATAAAAGACGAAAATATTAATTTATTAAACACATAGGAGATTAAAATGCAAAAACATGACACTATTACATCGGCTCAATATTTAGAACTGCGTAAACTTATTGATTGGCTATATAATGACCGCCAAAGAATGAGCCAAAGCGGACAAGAAATATATGACGAAATTTGTAAATTATGCGAATTGGGGGACTAAAATGTACGTCTTAAACACACAGGAACGCACCATAAAACGATTTTCTAACACTGACCTAGCCCTATGGGTCAATGAGTTAATTAAATATAATAGAAGCCTTAAAAGCTATCTATTTATGCCTACTAAAAAAGAAGCTCAATCATTTATTCAAAAACAGCTGAAAGCTAACAATGGGTGAAAAAGACTTTGAAAAACTATTTATGAGTTTATTTGTCGGGGTCGTTATTACAATTATGTTTAAAATCTTATTTAAGATAATTGAATTCTTGCTGAAACGTTTATTTACGTTTTTTAGGTTTTGACATGCCCGATTCAGAAAGTGCGATTGCTAAACCTTGTTTTTTATTCTTTACAATATTACCTGCACTAGACTTTAAACTGCCACGTTTAAATTCCCCCATGACTTTAGCTACCTTACCTTTTTTGACGCTAGGTTTTTTCATTATTTACCTCAAAAAAAATCCCCTGTGAGAGCAGGGGAATAGGAGACTTACGGAGAGTATGGGCGAGACTTATCCAATAGCGTGATTATACCATAACTAAATACTTGTGTCAAGCGACTATACGCCTAGAAGCCATAGATAGCATGTTATCGAAAGCAAGCCCTAATTGATACTCATAATCATCGTATTTAGAAGTCTTTAGGTATCTAGCGTATACAGCATCTTTTTGGTGTTTTGGCAAACTGCTTATAATTGCATCAATCGTTCTAACATTGGTCATGTCCATTTCTGAGACCATGTCTTCAAACGCATCGCTAGTAGATTCACCGCCACTAATCATGCCTAGTGACTTACTTGGATAGCCTAGTTTACTGCTAGGTGCGTGCATCCATTTAGCCCAGTCATCAAGTATCTGTTTAAGTCTATCTATGTGCATTAGCTTCCTCTTCTGTGTGAATATAAATGCCCTTGATCCTGTCGCTAAAGTCTGGCATAGGGTGAAATATGTTTTGTAGCAAATTAACTTTAGGTTTGAAGTATCTGTATATTTTCTTTTGTCCCTGTTGTTCACGTTCTGTCGAATTTAACATACCTAAATTTTTCATGTTTAATACAATGTATTGAATCTTTCTGTGCTCTATACCCATTTCTTCAGATAACTCTGCAATAGTTAAAGATTTATCACCTAACGCATCTAAAATTAAATTACGCATTTTTTCTATATGCACTAAACGACCTTTAACATTATATTCTCTAACTTTAGCTTCCATATTTTTCCTTATGATATATCAACTACTTTACACTCCCAACGACTGCCAACCTTATGCCAACCATGCACGTTGACTTTTATGTTAGCCTTTCTTACTATGCCTATAGTATCACTATCAGCAATTTTTTTAACTCTTGCAGATATGTTTGTATAACTTGTAGTTTGAACTGCTAACACTTCATCTTCTTTTATAGCAAGTAGATCACACCAGCCCCACATATCCTGTCTAATTTTACAGAAGTGATTAAATTTTTCTGTAATGGCTACTAAATATCCATCTGCTCTTAACTTCTTAAGGCTTAACTGCGTTGGGCTTGTCGCCATCAAATTGACTTTCGTTAGGTTTAGATATTCCGTTTATAAATCTTTTCTCTACATCGCCTGTAGACTTGTTTAGTTCGTATTCATAAGCGTGTGGTGATACGTCATCACTATTATTTTTCTTTCTAAATATTTTATTCCAATTGTTTTCTGCTTCTGTTTCAGAGATTAACAATGGTCGCCTTGTAGAACCTTTACCCAATTTTAATTACTCCCTTATCAAACAACCAACCTACAGTCTTACGATGAGCAGATTCCCAAGCTTCAATTCTTTCTGCCTTGTCTAACTCTTTGTTGTTATCTATCATATCATGACATTGATAGCAAAGACTAGCGATTCTATAATCATGAGCCTTGATACCTGTGCCTTTACCATCACGTTGTTGATTGGAATGACCTGCACAAACTGTCCCATCTTGTTTGCCACACATTGCACAAGGAAACTCACGAACCGCTTCTAGTAATTTCTTGCTACGATAATTCATAAAAATACCTAATGAGTTTAGCAACACCACCAATAAACCACACAATGCAAAATATCACTATGCCATCAATAATTGGCTGTCTCATAACTCCCAACTCCAACCAAGAGTAGAAGCCCAACGTTCACAGTTTTCTTGATACTCTGTCATTTCTTTTGTAGTGAGTTTTGTTGTTGATTTAACCAACTCCACAGGATTCCCAGCTATTTCTGTTTGATAACGTAGAAACTTATATCCTAACAACTCGTGAACTGTGCTAGGGTCTTCACCAATGTAGTTAGCGATTGACCCATATAGCGACCAAAGTCTTTCGTTCTGTTCAAGTGACCTCACAACTTTCTCCTCACTAATATTCACACGCCACCTTCTAGTTAAATCAAGAGCCTTGATTTTTGTTATCAAGTTTTCGTAATTGTATTTCGTCAAAACGAATCGAATCATATTCATCCTTCCATCCTTTAGATTTAAAAGTCACACCGTCATTAGATGTGGCTTTGTAAGCAATGTCATCACCAAACAATTTTTTACACTCTTTTATAAAATCATTTATTGTCCCCATGTTGCTTTAGTTCCTTCAATTTTATAAATACTCATACATCTATTTAAAACTTTAGCATCACGCTTGTATCTTTCTCCAGTTTGGTTTGCATCTGCACATCGTTTAGCATGTAACTTAATACGCCATTGTTTTCTTATTTGATAATCTGTTAATTTATCTTGCATTTGAACTCTCCTTGTATTTTAATCCTTTTGGGTCAAACCAAAAACTAAACTTACCCTCAAACTGATAATTACGTTGCTTCTGAACAAACACCATAGCGTCTGGTATTTTCTTTAATTCATCTTCCGTCTTCTCATTGTTTTCTACATCACGTTCTTTGTTTCTGTTTCTCCATACACAAATTATGTTATCGCATAAGTTTCGTATGTGGCTTGATCCTAAAATGTGAGTAGCATCTGGAACTTCTGATTCGTCTGACATCTTTCTTGTGTGTGCTACCAAGAATACATGAATCTCTAAATCTCTGCAAGTGACAGCAAGCCTATCTATAAACAACTTTTGCTTTTCGTAATTGTCTTCAGAGATGTCTGACATTTTCATCAATGAGTCAATCACAAATACTTCTACACCTAAAACGTGTTTACCCCAATACAATGTAGCAATCATGTCTTCACTAGATGTTGAGCCCATCTGATCGTAGATATATAACTTATCTTTTGCACGTTCACAAAACTTAGTTATGAACTCATCTGTTGGTTCTGATGAACCTAAAGTCTGAGTAATCATGCGTGAAAGAGAAAGCACTGGTCTCATTTCTAAGCTGGATAATAAACATTTAGTGCCTTGTGTCATAAGCGACAATATAACCTGAGACAACCAGAGACTCTTGCCATGCCCTGACACACCTGTCAATACAGTCAACTCACTTGGTCTTACCCTAAACGAATCTTCCGTTTTAATGAAGCCCAATGTTTTACCACTATGTATTTCAGTATTAAAATATCGCAAGACATCGTCAGTAAAAACAGACGTGTCCTTAACCTTAAATTCTGCATGAGCATATTCCTTTTGTTGATAGTAGTCAGTAATGACGGACTGACTAACCGTTAGTGACTCCATAGCATCACCTAGATTCATAGTGCGTTATCCCATACATTTCGTTTAGGAGAGTTATCATCTTCCCATCTCTCTTGGTTAATGTATGTTAATGGTGCTGGGTTAAATCCTTCTTTCCATGATTTACTTTGTTTCATAGTTTTTACATGATTAATAATCTTTTCTGCAATTTTATCCAACCCCTTGCTACCCCATTTTTCCATACAAGGTTTTTTACCTACTTTTCTATTGACTGGATACTCTTTCCAAAACTCTTCAAATCGCACAATAGATATTATCTTATCTTCTCTTATCTTATCTAGGGCATCCGATGGGCAGACTTGCTCTAGACTTTGGGTAGACAAAGGGCAGAGCCAATCTTTTAAAGTTTCTAAAGCATTGATTATATAGTCTTTATCTTTTCTAAGTCTAAATGCTATAATATCAACACTAGGTAATTTACCTTCATCTTGACTAGCTAAACACCATAATTCAAAAAGTGTTGATTTTTGGTCAGATGATAGTGAAAACCAATCTAAATTATTTAAAACATCTCTACCATAAATTTTAAACCATGTCATTTCTTTACGATATTTTGGATTAGAAACATTGTATAAATTAAACTTTTCCCAGTTTTTAATTTTATACATCTTCACCGCCCAATCCATCTCTTATAGCATCATAAATAGCTTCCAATTCTGGTTCTGTTAGTTCTAAACCACCATTGTTAGTATGCCCATCTGCCAATTCTAAGATAGTATGAATTTTAATTAATGCGTATTTTGCTGATAATAATGCTTCTCTTGATTTCATACTATTCTCCTTGAGGTATAGTTTCTGATTGTCTACGTTTAACTAAAAGCTCTTCAATTTGTTCTACACGCTTCTTTGGAATTGCTTTAGTAGGTTCTTTAGCCCAATATTGAATTGCCTGAATAGAAATGTCAAGAGCATAAGCCATCTTACGTCTAGAATTATTAAAGTGTGATACTGCCTCTGTAAAGTTCATTTAAATCTCCTTGTTGAAATGAATGGCGACTATAACACCTAATTCAAATGTTGTCAAGAAATATAAAAGTCGGATAAATACCCCCATATTAAAATACTTGTTGACAATTTATTAAAGTAAGCGTATAGTGTGCTTTCAAGTTTAGGAGTAGACATGAATTTAGATAGACTTATGAGAATTATCACTAATGACAGGCTACAAAAAAAGTTTACACAAAAGTTCTATTATGTGGTAAAGTGGTTTTTAGTAATATTTTGGGGATATTTTTTATGGCACATTCTTTAAAACATATATCAGTTATTCTTGCTGATCTTGTAAAAGAACTTAAAGAAGATAACGACAAATGGGAGA